TGATGTAACGGTAGCCGTGCGATTCAACCAGCTGCTGCCAGTTCTTCTGTGCCTCCGACTGCCTGCCCTTTGCGACCTTGAACTCAAGGAACGTGACAGGGTTGGTCAGGTATGTCATGTCAGCCACACCTGCGACCATGCCCATCCCTTTCAGGATTGCGCCTTGTATGGCATTGGCGGCGTTGTTGTGGTTGAGGTATAGCAAGCCGTACTCACGCGGCTTGAGCTTGCAGAATAGCTTGTAGCATGCCTTCTGCAAGTTAGCTTCAGAATGGGATGTCGTCGTTGTCATTTGGGTTGTAGAAAGGGTTGCGTTTAACTTCGTACAGTGTGTCAATCTCTTGGAAGGTCGTGTAAATATCGATGAATTTCAGCTTGCACTCGCCCACCATGCCGTTGCGGTTCTTGGCGATGATGATCTCGGTGCTGTCGTCGTCGATGTTTTTGTCGTAGTACTTTGGCCTGTGCAGGAAGGTCACCGTGTCAGCGTTCTGCTCGATTCCTCCGCTGCTGCGTAGATCTGACAGCATCGGCCGCTTGTTGGCGCGGCTTTCGTTGGCGCGTGACAGCTGCGACATCACCACCATCGGCAGGCGGTGTGCCTTGGCGATGATCTTCAGGTCGCGGGTTAGGTCTTCAAAGAACTGATTCTGGTTAGCTATGTGAATGGGTAGGCTTGGCGTTATGATTTGCAGGTAGTCGATGAAGACGACCTCCGCATTGGTTCGCTGTATGTAGCTTTTGATCTTGCCGATGCGCATGTCGCCGTCGTCAATAACTGTCATCGGCAGCTTGCCAATTTCGTCGCAGGTTTTGTACAGCGCATCAACCTGCTGGTCAGTCAGCCGCGATGGAGTTTTTAAGATCATCGTGTTGTGAACTTCGGCAAGGCTCGACAGCATCCGCACGACCAACTCCTCGTCGCTCATCTCCAGCGATAGGAACAGCACACGCTTTCCAGCCTTGGCCATGTTGATGGCGAGCGACAGGCTGAACGCTGTCTTGCCCATGGCAGGTCGCGCGGCAATGATGTTCAATGTGGATGGCATCAGATATCCGAGCATGTTGTCAACCGAGCGGTAGCCTGTGCTGATCCCTGCCTCTGCTCTGCCTTCCCGCTTGTCAAGTAGCTTGGTCATGACTTCAGAGGCGATGCGCTTCAGCGTTGGCAGCTGGTTGCCTGTCAACATCGCATCCAGTGCTTCGAGGTTGCTGGTGTGCAGCTGCATGACTTCGAGCGATGACATGACGTTCTGCTTGAGGTGTTCGTTGGCGTCGAGTAGCGACTGGCGCAGCTTGCGCTTCACCCACTCCTCGCAGTGGTCAACGAGGTATGTAGTCAGGTGGGTGTGGCTTGCGACCTTCATGTCGATTTCGGCAAGGCGCACCGCCATGTCTTTTGGGAAGCGTTGATCCTTCTTGCAGGCCAATGCCAGCGTCATCACGTCGACTGGCTTGTTGTCCATGTATAGCTGGTGCATGACTTGAAACAGCTGCTGCATCAGGCTGTCGTCGAAGAAGTCAGCTTTGTTTTCAATGAATGCGATGCCCTCGGCTAAGGCGTTGCGGTCTTGCATCATGATGCCGATGATGGTCTGGTCGCTCATCGTTGTATCGGTGGTTTACCCAGCTTGCGCCGCCATTCGTCTTCGTATGCATCGGGATCCTGCCAAGGCTGCTTCTTCTCCAGTGGCTTGACTTCCTGATGCCGCACCCAGTTGCTAAAATGCCGCTTGTACTCGGTGATGGTTGGGTGCTGTTTATCTATTGACTTCAGGTAGTTGTCGAAGTAGACCATAAGCCGTATGACTTCGTCTTTCGTTGTGCTTAGTTGCATGGCAAATAATTCAACGACGGCTTCATCTTCTTCAATTCTGTAATTCTTTAATTCTTCAATTCTTTCATTCGTTAATTCTTTAATTCCTAACTTCTTAACTTCTTTAATTCTTACGCTTCCTTCTTGCTTCTCGTTTGCTTCTGTTTTGCTTCCGTTTTGCTTCTGTTTTGCTTTCTTGCCGTTCTCGTATCGCTTGTTGTTTGCTTCGATTATTGGCTTGATCAGCTTCCAATAGCTGCGTGCTTGCGCTGTCATCTCGGCTGGTTCTTCTTGGTTCAGGCCGTAATATGTGATGGCCTTGAACAGTTCAAACATCAGCGCGTCTGGCAGTTCCTCGATGGCTTCCAGCCAACTTCGGTAGAATACAAATCCATGTTTCATAGTTTATGTTTAGTGGAAAAAAAAGCCCCGACTGTTCGCACTCAGTCGGGGCAGGCCATGGGTAAGGCTTTGCTTACGTCAATGAACAGGTGCGAAACTGTGCATCAACTCTGTCACAAATATATGCAATTATTGTGACTATGCGCCGATTATTCGTACTCATCCGCGACCTCGCGAAAGGCCTCGATGATGTTCTTCGGCTGCCACTCGGCAGCTAAAGCAAGGCGGTAGAACACTTGCACCAGTTCAACTGCGTGAAGGTCGCTGTGATCCTGTTCGATGCTGATGCGCTTACCGTAGTGTTCCAGCGTTAGGCGGAACGTCTGGTCAATTTCAGAAGGGAAGGTCGTCGCCATGGTCTTGTAGTGGTTGATTTTGTGATTCTGATTTTGGCTTGTTAGCGTAAAACTCTGCGCTGTTTGGTGATGGCTGCTGCTTCTGCTGCACGTTGCCAGCTAAGAACTCGCCCTTGGCACCTTGCTTGCGCCAGAGCGACACTTGGTATTCGATGCCATTCAGTAGCAGGTTGCCTTTCCACGCGGGTGCGTTGGCGTTGTCGGAGTGGTTGGTGAAGACGCTGATATCGCCGTCTTTCTTTTGGTATGTACTCATAATTTGGTTTGGGTTTAGATTGTTTTTTGGGTTAAGGTTTAGGTGGTTCAGGTAGTGGCATCCAGTAGTTAACTTCATCGTTGACCTTGTAGAAATCAACACTGCAAACTGCATAGAATTCACGATTAAATAAATCCGCATTCCAGTCGCGCTCCATTAAATAGCCTAATTTTACGTCTGTATCAAATGCCAGAAACAAGACTTTTTCTCTCTCAATCGGCATTTGGTCTTTACACGCTATCCAGTTCATAGGTTTGGATTTAAGGCTGCAAAAATAGTGGCGGCGCGTTCCATTCCTCGCATTCGTTTTCGAAGGCGGCATCGTAGAAGAAGTCCAGCGGTGTCTGATCCAGCCACGCCTGTGCGCTCTCGGCTTCAGCGTCGCTCATGACGGCTTTCTTCCACTCGAACAGCACTGGCGGCATTTCCCCAACTTTGACTTCGGTTGGCGTCATGTCCTGTTTTATGTACTTAAAACTTGACAAATAAGCGTCGAGGATGTCGATGTCGCCAGTGCTGTCTTCAGTCCAGTTGGTCGATTCGTACTCTATGTGGACTTCAATGTCCATGCGTCCACCGTTATGTGGGATGTCGTAGTGTTGTGAAAATTTGCGTTCTATGCTCATGGTTTGGTTGGGTTTAGTCGATGAAGCCTTCGCCTTTGAACAGGTGCGACAGGCGGTGGGTGAAAATCTGCCAGCCTAATCCGAGCCAGCTTTGTGCGTAGTATGATCCTGCTGCGCACTTCATGGTGTAGCGTTTGTAGGTCATTGGTTGGTTGGGTTAAGTTTAGACATCATTGCTATGCACTTGGTGCGTTCTTCGGTCACGCCAAGGTTGTAGGCGTTCTGCATGTCTTGCAGTGCGCTGCGATACGCCTCCGCCCATATCGGGTAGAGGCGCGCAGAAACTGCATCGGGTACATTCTCGAACAGCTGCCCCACGACCATCACGACTTTGCCCAGCTGCATGTTGTGGTGGATCAGCGACATCATAGCTTCGTCGCGTTCATATGGTGTCATAGTTTAGTTAGTTTGTATTTTATACCATCAATTTCTATTACTTTGTCCTCGCAAGGCTTGGGTCGGTTGTCTACGATTTTACCATCTGAATTTTCATAGTAGATTAGGTTGCCTTCAGAATCGTGTCCCTGCTTTGCCCAATATCCATCTGAATTTTCATAGTAGATTTCCTTACCTTCAAAATCATATTCTCGCTTTACCCAAAATCCATCTGAAAGCTCAATGTAAATAAGTTTACCATTTTTGTTCTTGATTTCCAAGCTTCCATTCGCCACAAAGTCCCATTTGATTTGTTGTGCGATTGTTTTCATCGGAATGTAACGGTTAATGTAGTTTTTGCAGGTTTCACTGGTACAACTGGCACGACTTCGCCAGTGTTGGGATCGACGATGGCGGCGGTGTCTGCCATCTTAAAAGCGGTCTTGACTAACTCGTGACGTGCTTTGAGGCGGTCTGCCAGTTCAACGCAGACTGGATCTTGGTTAAAGTCCGGCACGTCGCGCGGCTCGCGTAGCTGAACGCTTGCGCCGTGGAACTTGAACTCGCCCTTGCCGTAGGTCGCGGCGGTGTCTTTTGCCAGTTCTTCGGTACGCTCGATGATAGCCTCCAGCGCTTTCACAACCGCCTTGCAGCGGATGTGAACGGAAAGCGGGTCGACGTTGCCGTCCATGACTTCGGCGGTGACGTGGTTGACAAAGGCTTCGATCTCTGCCCTGTCGATGTTGGTGGGTAATGTCAGCATTGGTCACCTCCTTGCAGTTTTGCGATGAACTGTTGGCGCTCTTTCATTTGTGCTTCTTTGAACGCGAGCAGGTCGAGGTTCTGCTTCCAGCCGAAGGCGTAGCGCTCTTCGCGTTGCTTGTTGATGAACTTGGTCATCAGGTTTTTGGCTTCTTGCTTTTTCATTGGTTGGGTTGGGTTTAGGTTAAAGGGTTGAAAGGTATTTAATTCCTGATTCGTACTTCGCCGCATCCCAGTTCTCGCGTGCCTCCAGCTTGTATCGCTCTTGCGGATCGCTGACTTTGGCCATCAGCATCTGACCGTATTTGACGCGTAAGTTTTGCAGGTCGTCGCTTTTTGCAGCTACTATTGGCGATTCAATTTCGCTGTCAATCATCGCATAGGGCACTATCATTAACTGCGCAAGAGCGTACTTAAATGCTGCCGACAGTGCCTTGTTCGATGATTTATCGCCGCTGTCCATCCCTTCACCGACAACCTCGGTTGTTGCGCTGCTGCCATCTTCGGCTATAAATGTAAACTGTGCGGTCATCATTGTGTAAATTAGTGCGCTGCCCTTGTTTGACACTCTGTCCTCGCGACTGACATTAACGATTTTGGTTTGCACGTACACTCCGTGCTTCGCGAAAATTGGATGACAGGCGTTCATAAAGTCCTCGATGCCGCGGTATTTGTAACCTTGCTGTTGATTGGTTTTGTTTTTACCGATAGCACCAATTTCTCGCATGCATTCTATTATTTTACTGTGGATCATTTTGTTTTGGTTTAGTTGGTTTAGTTGGTTGGTTTGCAGCGAAGTTCAACGCGGCGCGGATGCTGCCATAACGCGCCCGGCATAGGGTGAGGGTGTCAGCCTCGCAATAAACGGAGGTAAGTTGCATTTTAGATTGATTAGAAAGTGTAGGTGTCATCTTCTTCGTTGAGTTCATTGTTTTTCTTTAGGTACGCAAATATACATAAATATACAATAGGCACGGCGCAGAAAGTTGTGTACCACAGGTAGCTGTCGTGGAAGTCTGCCATCAGGAACACCATTAGCAGCGTGAAGGGAGTGATTAGGAGGAGGTTGCTCATAGGTCGTTGAATAGGTTTTGGAAGTTAGCAAGGGAACGGTACTGCCCCAGTGCAATTAAAAGCGACTGGATCTCGTGAAACGTGCAACTGGTGTAGAACTGGTTGCGCGTCAGGAACTCGATGCAGAACTCCTTTAGCTTAAGTTCGCCCAGCTGCATGATTTTGTCGCGATTTTCTTCGCTCATCCGATCCCACAATGATGGGTATCTTTTGTGGTTGATGAACTCGGTGAGCTGTTCGGTGAATGTTGATGGTTCTTGTGTCATGGTTTTGGAGTTTAGGTGGTTACGAATTGTAACCGGGTTAAAGTTGGTTTAGGGTGAATTGAAGTTTGCGTTTGCGTGCTGCCTTGTAGCGGCCAACGTGTTCGTCATCCAGCGTCAGCGGCTTGATGGTTTCGGAGTGCGATGGCATCGGCGTAGTCTTCACCGCCTCTGCGATGTACTCCTGCCACTCCTTGATGATGTTTGGGTGTGTCATAGGGTTATTGGGTTGGTTAAAGGGTGATATGTAACAGTGCCTCTTGTTTGCAGGTGCATGGCTTTGTCCAGCGTTGGATACTGCTCATCCCAAAGACTATGGATGTAATTGACAAGGGAATGGAAATGCGATCGGCCTACCTTGGGGTATTGGATCTTGATGCGATACTCTTGGCACTGTTCATTCCAGTAGATGTGCGCTGGCGTCGTCGTGCCGTCTGGCATTGCGATTGGTGTGTTGATGGTGTGTGTCATAGTTTGGTTTGGTTTGGTTAACGGTTGGTGAGGTTTGATAGTTGGTCGAGGCTGACTGTTATGCGCCATCCTTTAATCTTAATTTCTACGATGTTCATGTAGCTGCAGTATGTGTCCCAGTAGATGAAGAGGACCTTGCTGCATCCTGTCTGGCGTGTGCTTGGCTGCGTTCCGATGAAGAAGATTGGCAGTTGTTGGTTGAGGTGTTTCATGGTGTGTGTTTTTTGGTGGTTTGGTATATGCAAATATACATACATATATATATACGCACCAAATATTTTTATATTTTTTTTTCTGCGTTTACAGCGCACAGAGGCACATTCCGAAAAAAACTTTCAGAAGCACCCCGATTTGAAGCCTTGATTTTCCGCTACTTCTTGGCAGCGACGCTCCAAAGCGTAGCCACAACGAGCAGCGAAAGGCCGACCACTTGCTCCACTTCTTCAGCGTTTACCCAGCCTTTGTACGACGCAAATCCACCAATGGCCGACAATGCGTGGCGGATGATTCCCATGATTTGTTCCTGTTTCATATTACTTCAATTTAAGTATCAACCCAATGCTCACCAGCAACCCAAGTGCAGCACCAGCAATCAATATCGGCCACCTGCTCTTGCCCTTCTTCGGCTGCACTACAACGGTGCGCTCTACAATCGTCGTGTCGCGCAATATAAGCCTCTCTACGACCGTATCTCTGCGCAGATGTATGACAATGCCAGTCCCTGAATTTGCGACGCTTAGAACGCTTGTTTTTGTGCTATCACGCAATGCGAAGCGTCTGACGATTCCAGCGCTGTCGCAGAGGTCAGGGAGCGTCAACTCGGTCAAGCTGCCAGCGGTCACGACTTGCCGATCAGTGTGAACGACGGCGCTCGTGCGGATCACCTCCGCAGGCTTCCGGCAGCAGCTAATTAGCATTAGGCTAAATATGAGCGTACTCCTGTGTCGCATTGAAGGATGGGCAGGCTTTGGCTACCTTGGGAAAGTCACGATGGCCGAGGATCTTTGCGGATGGGTACTTAGATCGCCACTCATGCAACGCCTGTGAGAGTGCGTCTTTTTGCCCCTGCGTGCGATTGTCAACTGGGTTGCCTCTGCTGTCAACGCCGCCGATGTAGCTGATGTGGAGGCTCACCGAATTGTAGCCGGCCACGCCGTTGCACACGGTGTCATCGGGTGCGAGCGTTATGACATCTCCGTTGGGTTTGATGACCTTGTGGTATCCTGGTGACTTCCACTTCAGGTTTGTCCGCCAGTAGTTCTGAATCGAATCGATCGTCGTTGAGTGCGGTGTCGCTGTGCAGTGGACTACGAGGTATTTGATGGTGCGCATGTTGCCCTTATTTTGTGACAAAGATAAATCACATTTGCCCTGATTTTGTGCAAGGTGCCAATCTGGCACTTCAAGTCATAGTGTAAACTTTTGCAAGAAGTAGCACTTTTCGCTACATATCGCAAACAATCCCACCGAAATCGGTAGAATTAAATCTATAATTCGGCAACCATCCGAATTGGCTGCCACTTTATAGCGTCAACCTATAGGTTTACTTTGCTGCTCTGATTGTCAAGCTATACATTGACTTATGCGTCATAAAAGTAACAATATGCAGCGATTCTGCACCCCATAAGGTACAATGCATTCCTGCGCTCTGCACTTCGCACCCTATCGGGTGCTGGTAGTCGTGAAGGCTGCATCGATGTACTGCTTGTTTTTCTCGTTCTTCGTTGCATACACCATCTTCAGCTTCATCCAGTAGCCACCCAACGGCTTCGGCGGTCTGCCCCGCTCAACGTGGAAGCCACCCACTCCGCCTTGGTATTCTTCCTTGTAGGTCGCAGTTCGTATCTGATGCATCGGCCTCTGGCTAATCTGGTAGTTGTTGCGGTTGAGGAACTGCACCATGTTGATGTGGTGGTATAGCTCATGCACGTGTCCCTGCCAAGTGCAATCATAGCCCTCCAGCATCGCCATGATGCGCTGGTCTTGGATTGTGCCTTTGGTCACTGGTCCACCGCCTCCTGATCCGTGGTAGTAATGCATCGCCCACCTGTACCAATGGTTGGCAGCCTTGTTCGTGTTGAAGCCAAACAGGATTGCACCACCGTAGCCGCCGACTTGAATGTCGGTGCCGTTCTCGTGGTTCATGATGGTGACAAACATTTGCAACACGTCGAACTCCACATTGCGAATGACGCTCGTTTCGTGGTTGCCGTAGCCAATCAAGGCGATGTGCTTGGCGTATGGCTTGAACCACTGCACAGCATCGTTCACTACGGCTTGCAGGTAGTTGCCCTTGTTGTGTTCAGGTCGTATATCATCCTTGCCTCTGCGTGGATCGCCTCTGCCTTGCATCAGGCAGAACGTGTCGCCGTTCATGATGATTGGCGCGTTCTTGGCCACCGCTTGGTCGAGGTGCCGTTTCAGCAAGTCCCTGTCGCAGTGTGGGTTGTCCCAG